TAGTATATATAGTGAAATATCAATGTTATATGGAACAATAGATTGCATAGAACCCTGTGTATTTTGTCCACTACCGCAAGATACCTTTTGCATTTTGTTAGTCTTTCTAACAGAATCATATGAATAATTTACTATTTCAAAAGATAATCTAGGTAATGATGTATAGGTATGATTCTCTAGTGATGGATCAGAATCAATACGAACTAACCACTTTTCTTTAGGAGCATATGCTATAGGAACTAATAGTGTTTGAACAACTGTTCCCGTTACTGAATCAGTTTGTCTACGCTCTATTTTTATATCTGAGAATAAAGCTCCAAATGCAGTAATAGTCTTTTTAATAATACCATGATAAAAGGGAGATTGATTTAACATTATAAAGGATCTCCAAATATATTATTTGTATTAAGAATAAAATTTGCCCCTGCTTCTTGAAGACTATTATTATCTCCATATGAATCTATTTTATCTATATCTATATCAACTGTGGCATTAGCAACTGCTATAGTACCAGCATAGGTAAGAGTCGCTGTTCCATTTGTTGCACTACCTGTTGTATGAACAGGTCCAGTTGTACCTGCAGTACCTGCAGTTGTGACAGTGTATAACCTAGAGCCATAAAATATTTGACTATTTAGAGTTAATACAGCAGAAGCAACCCAGATTACTCCTATTCTAACTGTAGGAATGGCAGTATAACCAGTTCCTTCATATGTAACATCAATTCTAATAACCTTAGTAGAATTTGCTCCTGTTCCCAGTACTGCAGTAGCAGTTGCTCCAGTTCCAGTACCTATAAATGAAACTGCTGGTGCAGTTGTGTAACCAGTTCCTTGTCCTGTTACAGCAACAGAAGTAACACCGCCATATGCACTATCAGCAATATCAAGCGAAAAAGTTTTTAATGATTCAAACGCATCAATATTAGCATTACCTGTATCAATTCTTTCAGAAGCATATTGGAACAATTCTACTTGAAGTTTATAGACATATAGTTTGCCCAATTGATAGAATGGGTCTTGATGTTGAACAAATTTTATCTCAAATAAACCCTTTGATAACGGGAAATAGATTAAATCTCCTTCAGCAGGTCTAGCAGGAAGAATAGTATTACCAGTGTTTCCAATTAACTGAAGCCACTTTTTTCTTGATATTGTTAGTGTGGCTGATTGTTCTACCATTAATCCAAACTTCTGAATCATAAACCCACCGCCTTCAAAATTATCAATATTTTCAAAGTAAGCAGCAATTGGATATGAATGTTCGAACTTAGAAAGTCTATCTTCTCCTAATATTTGATCTTTAGAACCTATCTTTCTAGGTACATACTGAACTTCAACTGAATAGATATCTAAACACTCTATAATGAGGTCTTCTATTAAATCCTGTTCAGAAGTAACTCCTTGAGTAACACCTGTCGCAAAATATGGGTTTAAAACTGACATTTTTCTTCCAAATTTATATTATTTTCAACCAAGAAAAAATTCACATGGCGAAGATTTGTTCATCAACTCCTCTTCAAGGTCTTTTATCTCATTCATTGCCTCATCATAAGTACCCTGACCATCAAGAGTAACACCTCCAGGTAATTGAAGACCTCCGAACTTTTTTAGATTGGCTCCCCATACCTTTTTAAACAATGCAGTAGTATAGTGTTTCAACCATGCTTCTCCCCACAATCTTGGATATGCTGTAGGATCTAATGCTCCATAACCATCAACTAGAATATATTGACCAACTGTAGTGTCTATTTTCCACACAATATCAAGATATAATTTATTTGTAAACCGATTAAATCTAATATTTGGTTTGGCATTAAGTTCAAAATCTAGCATAGATAAATGACTCATTATAGTTTTATAATAAATCATTGATGTAGATGTTACATCGTATAAATCGTGTAATCTTAACTGATATTGGAGATCAAACATATTCTTAGATGAAGATGCTTGTGCCATTGGTATAACTCTTGTTACACCATACATTAAATCTGGAAGAGTGATATATCTATTATCATAAACCCCAGCAGAATATGGATTAGTTGCTAGTGTAGCAGTTACTAACGAACTAGAACCTGTGATAGTTTCTCCAGCAACAAAAGTTCCAGTAGTACCAGCAATCAATAAAGTATTTACAGTTGATTTTCTAACTGGTTCTTCAGTGACGGTAGAAATTGCTCCTGATATAGAACCAGTAACTACATCACCAACAGCAAATGATGCTGCATTACTTGTAGTTAGAGTTAGAGTAGAAGCAGTAATCATATACTTGGCATAAATTTGCTCTATACCTTCTGAATGATATAATCTCCAATATTCTAAGGCTTCGTCGATGCGGTCTTCAAGTTGCTCATCAGCAACATTTATATTAATGACTGGTGAACCTAATGCTCTAAGACAATATTGTTTAAGTTGTTCTCTTGATGTTACAGCCATTATTATACCCTATCCCTTACTATAATTCTTACAATGTCTTTACAGGTAAGAATATGACTTGTTGTATTATGCGTCAATACAACATCAAATTGCATACTTGGTGCCTCTAATTCGTTTGCTACAAATGTATATTGAACAATGCCAGCAATTGCATTAACCTTTTCCATATTTTTACTGTGTAATAATTTGGCACTATCTCTCCATTGAAGTGAAATAGAATAGTTAGTTAAATCTATTGGACTAAAGGATACTGAGTCTATACAAGTTGTTTGTAATGTACTACCAGTATCACCAGCTACAAAATCTGTCATACAAATTTACCTTTTATAATTTTACTTTCTGCAAATATTGCTTCATTTTTAGATGTCTGATTAAACAATGAACTATTTGTATTAACTGTAACTATCAATGCCTCGGTAGAAACTTCTTCGACAAATTCATTTGTAATATAATTCAATTGTGCAAAATCTGCTATAGTAGAAGTTGTACTCGCAAATTCAGATGCTCCTTGTACAATAACTTCTTTTGATTCTTGTAACTTATTTATACTTCCTGTATTACCAGATAATGTATCATTTGCAGATATAATACGAGAATTTTTTGATAATATAGTATTTATACTTGCCGTGATTTCTTCAGATTGTATACCAATTACATTATTTACATATGACGCAAACCCAAACATTGTTCCAACATCAGATATAATATCAATTGATGGAGTAATTATAGATGACGTAACCCTAAATGAATTTATATTAGTTGTGGTAGAATTACCTGAAATTGATAATGTAGTATTAGTAGATTCATTATAAGTTAAACAACTGGACTGAGTTCCAGTTAAGTTAATTGCGGTTTTGCCATCAATACCTGAAACATTTCCTAACAAAAATGACGACGTAATACCAAGTTCTTTAATAATATTTAATGAATTAACGGAAGTATTACTTGTAATTCCATTAACACTATTATTTGATAATACAGATAGTCTTCCAATAGAACTTATTACAGTATTGCCAGATAAAGATAATGTAATTAAATTCTGTACTGAACTAATATTACCTGTACTTGTGTTTCCAGTTATTGATAGCGTAGTATTTGTTGGTTCAGTGCCAACACTACCAGATGCAGTATTACCAGATACAAAAACTGAAACTGATTCTACAACAGAATTTATGTCAGTATTGCTAGATATTCCATTAACAGTATTGTTTCTAGATTGAACAACCGATCCAATAAAAGAACCAATTGAATTACTAGATAATATAGTAGAATGAATATCTTGACATAATCCTAACAATAATGTAGATAAGTTTCCAGTTGAACTTAAGTCTAAGTTCTTATTGAATGTGTTTACATTACCAGTAGCAGTATTACTAACAGCATTTACATTTACTTGTTTAACAACAGAACCAATATCACAAACCCCTGCATTGCCAGATATTGAGAGTGTAATTAAATTGGAAATTGAATTCACATTACCAGTAGCAGTATTATTTGTTATTGATAATGTAGAATTTGTTGGTTCCGAACCAACAGAAGTTGTACCTGTATTACCAGATAGACTTATAGTTAAGTAATTTAAAACAGAGTTTACAGATAATGTGCCCGTATTACCAAATATGTCTAGTGCAGATTCATTATTTAATATACCAATAGAAGTTAATGACTCTATGCCAGTTACGCTTACTATTAATGATGTAGAGGTATTACCTGTATTGCCTAATAATTCAGTACCTAATACTTGATTAGAGAAATTGGCATTTGTAGTACCTATATTAAAAGAACCAGAATTACCAGATATGGATAATGTAGAATTTGTTGGTTCAGTGCCAACAGAAGTTGTACCTGTATTACCTAATAGGTCTATATCAAACGATTGTATTACATAGTCTATAGATGTTATACCTACATTACCAGATAAATTGGATGTAACTGTACTTGAAACAGAATTGATATCACTAGATGCATCATTACCAGATAAACCTTTTGTAATATTTACAGGTTCAGTACCAACAAAAGTATATCCAGTAGCACTAGATAATGAAACATTAAGAAAATCTGTTAATGAACCAACGTCTGTAATACTATCATTGCCAGATAGACTGAGAGTTATGGATGTTAATGCAGTTGAGCCAACAGAAGTTGTGGCTAAATTATTAGATACTAATAAAGATAATACAGGAGTTGTTAAACCTATATTACCAGAACCTATATTACCAGATATGGATAATGTAGAATTTGTTGGTTCCGAACCAACAGAAGTTGTACCTGTATTACCAGATAAAGAAACGGTTACAGTTTTAGTAGTAGTACCTATATTACCAGAACCTAAAACTATTGATCCAGGTACTACATATGTTGAAACTGTGTAATCTGTTAAAAAATAATTGCTATTACTATCTATGAATATTGCCATCTTGTTACAATCCTATACAAGTTAGAAGCAAAACATCTATATCATAGCAATTATATGTATCCTATGAAGATATAATGATTATTAAGCAATACGAATTAAGGCATTTGAAGCATCATTAGAAGGCATGCTTAATGTAAATGTACCAGCAGTAATAGTTTGAGCACCAAAAGTATGAACAGAAACAGCATTTTTTCCAGTAGCAGTATTATTATAAATCAATACAGCATCAAAGGCAGTTGTTAAAGTCACGCTACTAAAAACTATAGAAGCAGATGGTGTAATATAAGCAGTAGTACCTGAAGTTGTTGGTGCTACTGCAGTTGTTACAGTAACTCCACCAGCAGTATAACCAGAACCTGATACTTCACCTGAGGATGAATAAGCAGCAGTACCTGCGCCCAAAGATGCTGATGTTAGATACAATGCAGCTTTAAAAGTATCTTTTGTTGTAGATGCTCTAACTACAGAACTTCCAAAAGCATGGATACCATTAAGAATATCTTGCTTGAAAGTGGTAGCCATTGCTTGAGTGTTAGCCATTAAAATTCTCCAATATGAGTATCTGTAAATGTTGCTGGGTGCTTAAGAATAAGATGAACATCTCTTTTAACTAATTCACCATCGAAATGATATTCAGTCCAATTTGAGATTTCTGTATCAGATTCTTCACTACCTTCAGTTTTTATTAAAAGAGATTCTTCCAAATCACCTTTTGTTGTAAATATTAATGCCATAATAATCTCTTGTTAATTAATGAAAAGGTGTACATCCTTGTACTTTCTTTCTCCAATACTATTTATTTAATATTTTATCAACACTCATTTGGCTAATAGAATCAGATTCTACTAGAAAATTTAAAATTTCTGTAGCATCTTCAACTAGTAGTGGTTGTGTAAATTCAATTTTAGCAGTAATAATTTCAAAAGTAGAATTATTATCCCATTTTGTTTTTTCAGAAAAAGTTAAACCTTTTCTAATATCTTCAAGAGATATTCTTATAGGTTCTATAATAGGTTCTGGAATAACTGGAGCACTCCAATTAGAACCATCAAATACCCATCCATTTTCAACATCTGCTGGCACAACAATAAATTCAGCGGCAACTGTTGGATAGTAAATAGTAGTCGGATCAGTAGTTGTCACATCAACAGCTACATCATTAACATTTCTAGCGTAATTTGTCATTTTAGTAACCTTCTGTCCAATACAATATTACTGCGCCAGTTCCACCAGAAGCGCCACCACCGCCGCCACCACCACCATAACCTCCAGCTCCAGCAGAGACAGGAGAAGTACCACCACCACCGCCACCAAAACCACCGTTGCCAGCAGAAGTATTACCACCACCACCACCACCACCAAAACCACCGTTGCCAGCAGTACCACCACCACCACCACCACCTCCAGCTGCACCATTTGCAGTAGCTCCAGAATAACCACCGCCTCCTCCTAATGATTTAGTGATTAATTGTAAAAATGGCGAAATTAAATTAATGCTTGTGGCTTGTATTGTTGAAGTCCCAGCTAATCCTGTAATGCCCATTCCTCCGGCAGATGACGTCCCTTTTGATGCCGTACCACCACCGGGACCATTGACGGAACCAGCAAACCCAACGCCACCGCCACCACCAGAAAATGATGCTGCTGTTGATGCCCCAGCACCGCCTCCTAAGCCACCACCTCCTGCATATGATCCAGTACCAGAACTTGAAGAACCACCTACGCCACCATTGCCATAAAAAGAACCAGCAGCCCCACCGCCTGAATAACCACCAGTTGCAGAAGTTCCTCCAACGCCCCCAGAAGCTGTCATAAACCCACGCAACAATGACGACCCAGAGCCAGTTCCAGCAGCACCACCAGTTAATCCTGTTGGTGTTGATCCACCTGTTGCAGATAACAATGTACCAAATGATGAAGTACCTGCTGCTGTGCCTATTGTAATGGTTGGCAATAACTGACCTGGTATTACATCGACAATACCAAAAGCAAATCCACCGCCACCGCCTCCAGAATAAGTAAAACCATTACCACCGCCACCAAACACAGCAACGCCTATTTGAAACACATTTTGTGGTACGGTTTCAGTTGATGTTGTTGTGGTAATTAATTTGTATTGCTTCCATTCGGAAGGAGCAACACGAACAAAACCATTAGGCGGTAAAGGATAACCATAAGAACCTTTATTCATTAGAAGTTACCTCCATAAGCCATAACCTTTACACCAGTTTGAGCAATAGTCGTTGTTGCTCTTAATGAATAGCCAGTTGGAATAATCATTGGCATAACATTTGGCGAATTATTAGTTGATGTTGTAGTGTTAAAAGCCGTTGCTGTGGTGCTTGATGTGACAGCATTAATTGGTATTTGTTGCCATAAATGATAAGTTGTTCCGTCATAGATAAATATATTAACAATACCTGAAACAGTAGTAGCTACACCCATGACCTCAATAAAATCAATACGAGTTCCAGATGCACCAGCCGTTAAAACTGTTCCAACTGTTGTAGGTGCAGTTAATGAAGTATCTGCGGTTGTTAGTAGTGCCGCTCCAAATACTGGAGTTGAGGCATATTGTGCTGTAGTTGACATTTATATGATTCCTTGTGCCATTAATAAAAAATTTGATACTGATGGAGCGGAAGATATCCAATTAGAACCATCACTTGTTAGTACATTACCTGAAGTACCTGGAGTTACTGCTGTATTTAATAATGATGCCGATGGAGCTGTACTTGCCCAACTAG